GATAGACCAGAGACAATGCGTGGTGTTAGTCTTAAATACTTAGTGATGGATGAGTATGCAGACATGAAACCACAGGTGTTCGAACAAATCCTTAGACCTGCATTAGCGGATCAGAAGGGTAGAGCAATGTTTATTGGTACGCCAATGGGTAGAAATCATTTCTATGAACTGTATAAACTAGGTGATAGTGGTAAGGATCAGCATTACAAGGCATGGCACTTCACTAGTTTTGATAATCCATTGTTAGACCCTGAAGAGATTGAAGCTGCTAGAGGATCAATGTCTAGCTTTGCTTTTAGACAAGAGTTTATGGCATCGTTTGAGGCTGCACAGTCGGAGATCTTTAAAGATGAATGGATTAAGATTACTGACGAAGAACCTGAAGATGGTAACTACTTCATTGCGGTGGATCTTTGTGGTTTTACGGATTCATCTCAGGCGAATAAGACGAAGAATTCTAAGTTGGATGAAACAGCGATAGCCATTGTTAAGGTTAACACTAAAGGCTGGTGGGTTGCTGATATACAGTATGGTAGATGGGATGTCCGAGAAACAGCAGTGAGGATATTAAAGGCTGCTAAGGACTACAGAGTCAATGCTGTAGGGATTGAGAAAGGTGCACTGAAGAATGCAGTGATGCCTTACATGAATGATCTGATGAGGAGGTTGAACTACTATCCTCGTATTGAAGAGTTAACACACGGTAATAAGAAGAAGACAGATAGGATTGTTTGGTCACTACAAGGACGATTTGAACACGGTAGGATTGTACTAAAAGAAGCTGATTGGAATAACAAGTTTATAGACCAACTGATGCAGTTTCCTGATAGCAAGACTCATGATGACTTAATAGATGCTGTTAGTTACATTGATCAAATACAGGTAGCAGATTGGAATCAGAACTTGAATGAAGAAGAGTACGAAGTCCTAGACACAACAATAGGTTGGTGACAATGAAATTTGAATCTGAAATCACACCTCAGAACGCCTTAGTAGCCTTCGTCATGGATCGTTGTAACGACTGGCGTAACTACAGGGACGAGAACTACATGGATCGCTGGGATGAGTATGAGCGTCTCTGGCGAGGTCTTTACGCTGATGAGGATAAAACAAGGGATTCTGAGCGTTCAAGGCTTATTAGCCCTGCCCTACAACAAGCAGTAGACAACAAACAAGCTGATCTTGAAGAAGCTGTGTTCGCTAAAGGCGTATTTTTTGACATCAGCGATGACATCAGCGATCAAGATAAAACTGATGTTGAGAAGATGAAGTCTTTATTGTCCGAAGATTTCAAGAAAGATAAAGTACGTAAGAACATTGGTCAAATCATGACCTTAGCAGAGATCTACGGTACTGGTATCGGTGAACTGATTGTAAAACAAAAGAAGAGTCTAGCACCAGCAACACAGCCTACAGCACAGCCTGGATTGGCTATGATTGGTGTTAACACTAACTATAGAGTATCGGTAGACTTAAAACCTATCAATCCACGTAACTTCCTTGTTGATCCTAACGCAACCACCATTGATGATGCAATGGGTTGTGCTGTTGAAGAGTATGTAGGTAGACATGCAGTTATCAAAGGCATGGAAGATGGTGTTTATAAAAAGATAGCCATTGGTGACGCATCCTTAGACACTGACCTAGAGCCTAACCAAGACTTAACTTACTATCAATCAGATAAGGTATTACTACTTCGTTACTATGGTTTAGTACCTAAGAAGTTGTTAGATAACCCTGATGACTTATCTTTTGAAGATGATGAGTTGTATTCAGAGATGGTAGAGGCTTTGATCGTTATTGCTAACGGAGAAGATCTACTCAAAGCCGAAGAAAACCCCTTCATGATGCAGGACAGACCTGTTGTTGCCTACCAAGCTGATAGCGTTCCTGGTCGTTTCTGGGGTCGTGGAACGGCTGAGAAGGCATATAACATGCAAAAGGCTGTTGATGCACAGATTCGTAGCCATGTAGACTCTTTAGGGCTTACAGCAGCTCCTATGATGGCTATAGATGCCTCTAGATTACCTCGAGGACAGAAGTTTGAGATCAAACCAGGGAAGAATATCCTTGTTAATGGTAATCCAGCAGAGATTCTACAACCCTTTAAGTTCGGTGTTACGGACAAATCTAACATCGAAACAGCTCAAATCTTTGAAAGAATGATGTTACAAGCTACAGGTACGTTAGATACAGCTAATTTACCTGCTCAAGTTAGTGGTGGTGATGCAGCAGCGGCTGGTTTAGCGATGGCTGTTAGCGGTATTATCAAGAAGAACAAGCGTTCTTTGGTGAATTTCCAAGAAGATTTCCTCATTCCGTTCGTACAGAAGGCTGCATGGAGGTATATGCAGTTTGCTCCTGACCGTTATCCTGTAAAAGACTTTGAATTTATCCCAACAGGTACGCTAGGGATGGTTGCTAGAGAGTTTGAACAGGCTCAGATGATGGCAATGATGTCTACGTTAGGTCCAAACAGTCCTATCGTACCGTTATTACTGCAAGGAATCGTTGAATACTCATCATTACCTAACCGTGAGAGCTTACTACAGCAACTTCAGCAGCTAACACAGCCAAATCCTGAGCAACAACAGGCTCAACAGCAAGCTACACAGCTTCAATTAGCTGATGCACAAGCTACAGTACAAGAAAAGCAAGCCAGAGCACAGAAAGCAGCAGCAGAGGCTCAGAAAGCGTCTATAGAGGCTCAGTTAATGCCTGAAGAGGTAAGAGCTAAGATCGTTAATGCAGCCACTCAGAACCTTCCTAACAACGATGACACAGCAGAGCGTGAATTCCAACGTAGAATTAAGATTGCTGAGTTAATGTTGAAGGAAGAAGATATCAAAAGCAATGAAAACATAGCCAAGATGCAAATGGAGACTAAAAAGCAGGTAGATAAGCAGTTTACCGATGCTCTTGGTGAGTAATCATGGATGAGGAAAAACTACTACAGCTAGCTGCTGTTGTTGGTAAGTTAAAAAAGAAAGTAAGTGAGCTAGACTCTAAAGCAGATACCATCAGTAAACTGGAAGGACCTCAAGGTAAACAAGGTCCAAAAGGTGACAAAGGTAATCCTGGTAAAGATGGACTACCAGGAAAAGATGGTAGAGATGGTGTTGACGGTAAAGATGGTATAGACGGTAAACCAGGTAAGGATGGTGTATCAGTTGTTGATGCTTACATTGACATTGACAACTCACTGGTACTTAAGTTATCTAATGGTATTGAAGTCAGTGCTGGTGAGTTACCACAGACTTCTAAGTCCAAAGACAACATATACATTCAGAATACACAGCAGTTTGGATTAGATGGTTTACCTGACGCTACGGAAGACCCTGTACCAGAATACTTTCTTGTTAGACAAGACGGACAATGGAAGAAAGCTTCATTTACTTACTTACTTGGTTGGCTTAGTGTTGCGAACATTTTGGCTACTGAAAACGGTGATTTCCTCACCACAGAAGCTGGTGATTACATTATCATGGAGTAGACATGGCTGACGTAAAGATATCAGCACTATCAAATGCATCAGCATTGGCTGGTACTGAAGTTGTACCTATCGTACAAGGTGGTAACACTGTAAAGACAACACTCAGTAACATCGCTGCTTTGTCTGGAAATGGTACGGTAACTTCAGTAGCTATGTCAGTGCCTACTGGTCTAACTGTAACAGGATCACCAGTAACATCAGCAGGTACGTTAGCAATATCAAACACGGCTGGTTATGCGATCCCTACCACATCAAAGCAAACTGATTGGGATACTGCTTATGGATGGGGTAATCATGCTACGGCTGGTTATGCTGTAGGAGTAACAACCATTACTGCTGGTACTGGATTGTCTGGTGGTGGTGATTTGTCCGCTAACAGAACCATTAACTTAGCGAACACAGCAGTTACAGCAGGTTCATATACCAACGCTAACATCACTGTTGATGCACAAGGTCGTATCACATCAGCAGCTAACGGTACAGGTGGTGGAGGCGGTACAACAACCTATGCCGCTACTTTTGACAATAGCGGTACTGGAGCTGCTTCAGGAACTACCTTTGATGGCTCTGTAGCGCGTACGATCAGTTATAACACGCTAGGAGCACCATCAACAACAGGTACTAACGCAACAGGTACTTGGAACATTGATGTGCTTGGTAGTGCTGGTTCAGCTACTAACTTACTTGGCGGTGCTGCTAACAGAATAGCTTATCAAAGCGGATCAAACACAACAACTTTTATTACTGCGCCAACAACATCAGATACTTATCTTAAGTGGAGTGGGTCTGCTTTCACATGGTCTACTGTATCTGGAGGTGGTGGAGGAGGTACAAATTTAGACGGAGGTGCTCCAGATAGTAGCTACCTTGCCGTTGATCCTATTGATGGAGGAACACCGTAATGCCAGTTCAAGTACAACTACGCCGTGGAACCACTGCTCAGTGGTCTACTGCTAACCCAACACTAGCTTCCGGTGAAGTAGGTGTTGATACATCATTAACCAAGTTTAAAGTAGGTAATGGGTCTACTGCATGGAACAGCCTTGGTTATGCTACGTTAACTTTCCAAGGTGCTTACGCAGGTGGCACAACCTATTACCCTAATGATGTAGCTACATATAATGGCTCTACCTATGTATGTATCCTACAAAGTACAGGTAACTTACCTACGAACACAACGTATTGGTCTGTATTAGCTTCTAAAGGAACTGACGGTGAAGTAACCCTCAGCACTGCTCAGACACTAACTAACAAGACTATATCCGCTAGTAACAATACGTTAACTGGCCCTGATGGTACAAATCAAGTTGGTTACTTAAACGCTCCTCAAAACAGCCAATCAGGTTCTACATACACGTTAGTACTTGGTGATGGTGGTGATCATGTTTACTTCACTGGTGGGTCTACAGCAACACTTACAGTACCAACCAATTCATCTGTAGCCTTTCCTACAGGAACTACAATCTTAGTGCTCAACAACAACAGCGGTAACTTAACGATCTCTGGTGCTGGCGTGACGTTTCAGCTAGCCAACGGAACAACAGGAAACCGTACAGTAGCCACTAAAGGCATGGCTTCGCTTATCAAAGTTGCTACAGATACTTGGTGGGTAACTGGGCCAGGGGTGACCTGATGGCTGGCGCACTTACGGCGATGGTGGCTGCGATTTCAGGAGCGGCTGCGGCTCCACCTACTGTTGAATATTTGGTTGTTGCTGGTGGTGGGGGTGGGGGTGGTTATTGCGGTGGCGGTGGAGCTGGTGGTTTCAGAACAGCATCCGGTCAAGCGGTTTCAGGCGGGACAACTTACACAATTACAGTTGGCTCTGCTGGGACAGCCGCCACCACAAACACCACCAATGGGGGAACAGGAGGTAATTCATCAATCATTGGTGGCTCTGTAAGCATTACGTCATCAGGCGGTGGCGGTGGCGGCAACTTCAACACAACGCAAGCTGGAAACGGTGGATCTGGTGGTGGCGCAGGCAGAGGGTCGCAAGGTTTAGGAACAGCGGGGCAAGGAAATGATGGTGGAGATAATGCGCCGATAGGCTACACATCTGGTGGCGGTGGTGGTGGCGCTGGTGCCGTAGGTGCTACGGGAACAGACGCAAGCGCTGGTAATGGTGGCGCAGGTACGGCCTCATCAATTTCCGGTTCGTCGGTAACCTACGCAGGTGGTGGCGGTGGTGGCACAGATAATTACAACGGTGGGGCAGCCCAACGTGGTACAGGTGGTGCTGGCGGCGGCGGGAACGGCGTAAGAGTTACTGGGTCTCTGGCTTCGACGGCGGGTACGGCAAATACTGGAGGTGGCGGTGGCGCAGGGATTGTAGGGACTTTGGCTGCAAGTGCAGGCGGCTCCGGCATTGTCATCATCCGTTACGCAGACAGCTATGCCGCAGCAACCTCAACCACAGGCTCACCAACAATCACAGTCTCTGGTGGGTATCGGATTTATCAATGGACCGGCAACGGCTCCATCACATTCTAGGAGTGCAGATGGCTCATTTTGCAAAATTAGACGAAAACAATGTTGTGCTTGAAGTACATGTAGTTCACAACAACGAACTGCTTGATGAAAATGGCATTGAGCAAGAACAAAAAGGTATCGATTTCTTAATTAACTGGTCAAACGGTTATCTTGCGTGGAAGCAAACAAGTTACAACGGATCGTTTAGGAAGAATTATGCAGGTATTGGTTATACCTATCGAGCAGACATTGATGCTTTTGTACCTCCTAAACCATTTCCATCTTGGCTACTTAACGTAGACGCTCAGTGGGAACCTCCGGTAGCGATGCCGCAAGACGGGAAGATATACAGTTGGGACGAATCAACAACCTCTTGGGTCGAGATAATAAGGTAAAAATGTGTTTGGCTTCTCAGCATTTGGCGGCGCAGCACTTGGTGCGAAAGGCAGTAGTGAGTCTTTTTCCATTACCGAAGGTTAGGGTTATGGTCTTGTGGTATGTAGAGACTATAGAGCCTATAGATCTACCTACAATACTGACGACAGATCAGGTAACTATGTTTACTACATCACAGATCGCATAAAGTCTGCTATCTTTTGATGTTCTTCAGCAGTACCGTCATTCTTAATACGGTTAGCTCTCCAGGATAAGATAACTACGTTTCCTTTGACGTATCCTTTAGAGGAATCAATCCTATCAAAGCTTGGAGAGTTGTCTGAACGGAAACTAGCTAGGTAGTCTAACTCAATGCCTAATATTGGACAATGGGTAGGGAATGTTAGGTCATTGAACTCTATATCCCAATCATGTTTGTAGTTAGATGCTTTCTTACGTCTGAACTTTTCTCTAATGATCTGGTAGAACTCATCGGCACGAACATAAGATTCTTCAGGGAAATGTCCCCACTTTTGTTTGTAACTAGATCGTCTCTTCAGTAACGTAGCCTGCCTAGGTAATTGTTCGTACGTAAGCCTACCTAAAGACACTAACTTGTTAAACAACTGATGTACTCGTTGACGACTCACATTACCTAAATCAACCCTGATTTCATCAGTTTGTTTACCTAGAAGAACTAAACGACAAACAAGATCTAGTCTTTCCTCTGGTGTTAGCTTACTTTTAGCAAAGTGCATTGATTTCATAGAGCCTCCCGAAAGGGTTATTGTAACACGTTTTACTTACGTAGTCAAGGCTCTTTACAACAATATTTTTACTGTGGTAAAATAACAACAATGGATACTACTAAGTTACTAAAGTACTACGAAGAGCGATTCGACCTTATGAGTCACCCAGGGTGGAAAACCCTGCTGGAAGACGCTAAAGAGTACAGAGACGCAGTAGCGGACATAACCACTATCTCTAGTGGAGAAGAACTACAAGAACGTAAAGGTCAACTAAAAGCTTTAGATTGGCTCCTAACGATGCATACTGTTTGGGAAAAAGCCTATGAGGATTTAACGAATGAGGATACTGAATGATTTTGAGTGTGCTAACGGACATGTTACTGAAAGGTACACAGATCACTATGTTAAAGAAATACAGTGCCCACACTGTGACTTGTTAGCACAAAGACAATTAGCATCTCCTAGAAGCAAACTAGAAGGCATCACTGGTGCTTTTCCAACAGCTTCTGATCGATGGGCAACGATGCATGAACAAGCAGTAAACGTAGCAAAGTCTAAGTCCTATTATGAGGGATAACTTAGATTCCTTTTTAATTCCTAACAATTGGGTTATACCCGACTAGGAGAAGCAGATGGCTGAATTTGTAGAATCTCTAGATGATGAAGTAGGTAACGATGAATTTCAAGCTGTAGAGGCTAAAGCTGAAGCAGCACCAACTCAGGAAGAACCTACGATCCCTGAGAAGTATAAGGGTAAATCGTTAGATGACATCATAAGGATGCATCAAGAAGCTGAAAAGCTAATTGGTCGTCAAGCACAAGAAGTTGGAGAAGTTCGTAAGTTAGCTGATGAACTCATCAAAAGGCAAATCACACCGCAGGATCAACCTGCTAAAGCTATCGAAGATGATACTGACTTTTTTGCCGATCCTGTTAAGGCAGTTAATAAAGCAGTTGAATCCCATCCAGCAGTTGTTCAGGCTCAACAGGCTGCAACACAGATGGCTAGGATGCAAACAGCAAACAGGCTAGCTCAATCACACCCTGATTATACTCAAGTCATTACTGATCCTGAGTTTGCTACCTGGGTGAATGAGTCACCTGTACGTCAAAGATTGTACGTAGCAGCAGACAAACAGTTTGATTTCGATTCCGCTAATGAGTTGTTGTCTAACTTCAAAGCATTGAAGAAAGCTAAACAGGACACTGTTCAGCAAGCAGCACAACAACTTCAGGAACAACGTAATCAAACACTCAAAGCAGCTACTGTAGCAGTTGATGGCGCTACTGGTGAGACGAGCAAGAAAATTTATCGTCGAGCAGATCTTATTCGACTTCAAATGACTGACCCTGAACGCTATATGGCATTACAAGATGACATCATGTCAGCCTATAGCGATGGTAGGGTCCGATAACCTAACTTTAAGGACATTAAAATGGCTTCAGCAGCTTATCCTGGAGGTAGTTCCTCCATTGTAAACAAGACCAATGCAGATAAATTTGTACCTGAGATTTGGTCTGATGAAATCATCGCTTCTTACAAGAAATCACTTGTTATGGCGAACCTCGTCAACAAGATGACGATGCGTGGTAAGAAAGGTGATACGCTTCATATTCCTAGCCCCACTCGTGGTGCAGCATTTGCTAAAGCAGCTAACACTGCTGTTACGATTCAGGCGAACGTTGAGTCTGAAGTGCAAGTTACCATTAACAAGCACTACGAATACTCACGTTTGATTGAGGATATCGTCGAAGTTCAAGCACTTGCTTCGCTTCGTCGTTTCTACACTGAAGATGCTGGTTATGCATTGGCTACGCAGGTTGACTCTGATCTAATCCAGATCGGTCGCCTCTTCAACGGCTCTCATGCCGCTGGCGCTACCGGTGACTACAGTGTGTCCGGTACAACCACTGCCTACATCGGTGGTGATGGTACTACAGCCTTCGTTGGTGGTGCTGGTGCTGGTAACGCAACTGCACTAACTGATGCTGCTATTCGTCGTACCATTCAGCGTCTGGATGATGCTAACGTACCTCAAGATGGTCGTTACTTGGTTATTCCTCCTGTTGCTCGTAATACCCTCATGGGTCTTGCTCGTTTTACTGAACAAGCCTTTGTTGGTGAGCAAGGTGGTAACAACACCATCCGTAACGGTCAGATCGGTGATGTGTACGGTGTTAAAGTGTTTGTTAGCAGCAACGCTGACACTGCTTATGCTTCTTCTGGTACTGCTCCTCGTGCTTGCTTGATGTTCCACAAGGATGCAATGGTTCTTGCAGAACAAATGGCTGTTCGCTCACAGGCTCAGTACAAGCAAGAGTATCTTGCTACGCTGTACACTGCTGACACGCTGTATGGTGTTGCAGAGCTTCGTAACGATGCTGGTATTGCTTTGATCATCCCTAGCTAATAAAAGCTAAAGAGGGGCTGCTTCGGCAGCCTCTTTCATATAAAGAGGTTACTATGGTCACTTTTAGATGCAAATGGTCAAACAACTTAATGAATGTTGAATACGAATACGACATTGAACAGATGCGTAGGCATCCAGACTATGAAGAAGTAAAACAAGAAGATAAGAAACAAGAAAGTAAAGTTAAGGTCACAAAGTCAACTAAAGAGGATTGATTGTGTCTAACTATACCAAAAGCACTAACTTTGCTGCTAAAGACTCCTTACCAAGTGGTAATGCAAATAAGGTTGTAAAAGGCACTGAGATTAACACAGAGTTTGATAACATAGCTACAGCTATTGCTACTAAAGCAGATCTGAACTCACCTACATTGGTTACACCTAACTTAGGTACACCATCAGCAGCAGTGTTGACTAATGCTACAGGACTTCCTATCTCCACTGGTGTGTCCGGCCTAGGAACTGGTGTTGCAACGGCTCTAGCAATCAATGTAGGCTCCGCAGGTGCTCCTGTAGTCAATGGCGGTGCTTTAGGTACACCTTCTAGCGGTACTGTAACCAACCTTACTGGTACTGCCTCTATTAATATTAACGGTACTGTAGGCGCTACAACACCTACTACAGGAGCTTTCACTACCTTATCTGCTTCAAGCACAGTCACCCTCTCCGGCGGCACTGCTAACGGTGTACTGTACTTAAACGGCAGCAAGGTAGCGACGAGCGGGAGTGCGCTGACGTTTGATGGGAGCAAACTTTCAATCAACACAACCGATGCTGCTGGCTCAATTCTTTCATTTGGCAAACAGTTTCTTGGAAACAATGGCTATGCAAACGCCATTAGAGTATATGACAACGGCGAAGTAAGTTCATCCCAAAGCAGCAATAGTTACGGTTTTGGCTTCATCAATAGTGGGGTTCTTTCATACACCGCAGGCACTGGAGGTTCTCACGCTTGGTTTACTGCCAACACCGAAGCCATGCGCCTCACCTCCACAGGGCTGGGGATTGGGACAAGTTCGCCCTCGTTTACCGCTGGTTCGGGAATCCACGTTTATCGTACTTCTGGCGCAGCGGTGCGAGTGCAAGACGCTAGCACGGAATTTGACGTTCTGGCATTTAGCGGAAATGCAACGCTGACTAATCGCTCCAATGGGGCAATGATCTTCGCCACCAACAACACCGAACGCGCCCGTATCGACAGCAGTGGTAACCTGATCGGCGCTGGTACGACTTCAATTATTTATTGGGAAGGTGTTTACAACAACACGACTGCATCCGCAGCCAATATGTTTGTTGCGTCGAACGGCAGCTTTGCTCGTTCAACATCGTCTTTGAAATACAAGACAGATGTTCAAGATGCTGTACACGGTCTCACCGATGTATTGAAACTGCGTCCTGTTACATACAAAGGTAAGAGTGCATCGGATGGTGATGCCGTCTTTGGCGGCTTGATTGCTGAAGAAGTCCATGAGGCTGGCCTGACCGAGTTTGTGCAATATGCAGAAGACGGAAGCCCTGATGCGCTAGCTTACGGAAACATGGTTTCTCTGTGCATCAAAGCCATCCAAGAACAGCAAGCCCTCATCACATCCCTAACCGCCCGTGTCGCACTTTTAGAAGGAAACTAACATGACCACAGTTTGGCAAGTTCAATGGATGCAAACAACCACCACATCAGCCACACCCCCTGAAGCCGTTATCACAGTGGGTTGGGCATGTAACGGTGAGCAAGTAGACAATGGCAAGACGTACACAGCCTCGGTCTATTCCACTTGCACACTACCACCGGCTGACCCTGCTAGCTTCATCCCTTACGCCAATCTGACACAGCAAGAAGTGCTGAATTGGATATGGGCCAATGGCGTGGACAAAGCTAGTGCCGAAGCTGCGGTGCAGAGCAATATCGATAACCAGATCAATCCTCCGGTGATTACGCCACCGCTACCTTGGGCGGCCTAAGTATGAATTTAAACCTTGATCAAAACGAAATACAATTTATTCTTGCTGTATTAGGTGATTTACCAGCAAAGACAGGTGTGTGGCCGTTAATTGTAAAGATCAAAGAGCAGGTAGAGGCTCAGGAAAACAGTAATGGCTCTCCAAGCTGATGAACATATCAAACAAGTTGGAGATGCCATATCAATCCTTACTGTTGTGGGGACTTTGGCTGAACTGCTACCAGCAATAGCTGCAATCTTAACGATTATGTGGACTGCTATTCGTATATGGGAAACAGATACCGTTCAATGTATGTTTAGACGTAAGAAGGGGAATAAAAATGCCGATGGTAGCGAATAAGAAGTTTCCTTACACAGCTAAAGGTAAAAAAGCTGCTGAAGAGTATGCATCAAAGAAAGCAAAGAAGATGCATGAGAAGAAAGAATCTAAGGCTATGAAGGCTAAAGAGAAGAAGATGGGTTATCCATCGTGAAAGAAGGACTATACGCTAACATCCAAGCCAAGCGTAAGCGAATCGCTGAAGGCTCTGGAGAGAAGATGAGAAAACCTGGCACTAAAGGTGCTCCTACAGCAAAAGCATTTAAGGAGGCAGCAAAAACTGCTAAGAAGAAATGAAAAAGGATTCTAGGCTGGAAAGAGCAGGAGTGTCTGGATATAATCGCCCTAAAAAAACCCCAACACATCCTACTAAATCTCACATTGTTGTAGCAAAGGACGGTGATCAAGTTAAGACGATTCGGTTCGGTCAACAAGGTGTTTCAGGTTCTCCAGAAGGTTCTGCTAGAAATAAATCATTCAAGGCTCGCCACGCTAAGAACATTGCTAAAGGTAAGATGTCTGCTGCGTACTGGTCTGATAAGGTGAAATGGTAATGGCTACATTCTTAGACTGCATCAATGGTGTTCTACGCCGTATACGAGAGACAGAGGCTATCACGCCAACTGATACAGCCTATGTTAAGTTAATTGGTGATTTTGTTAATGAAGCTAAGAGAGAAGTTGAAGATGCTTGGAATTGGTCTGTGCTTCGAACAACAAAAACAATCACCACTGTTAGCGGCACACAGAACTACGAAATACCTAACACTAATCCTAGATCAAGGTTGTTAGTGGTTTATGTACCATCGCTGAAGAGAGATCTTCAACAAGCTACACAGAATCAAATGCATGAGTGGAATAACCTTCAAGGCTCAGTGAATGGAGATTCTTTTTATTTTTCTATTGGTAACAGCACATCATCTACTGGTGTTATTACTCTTGATTTATGGCCTATCCCATCGTCAGTGCTGACTGTAAAGGTAGACTGTGTTATACCACAGGCTGATTTGTCCGCTGGTACAGATGTTGTTTATGTTCCTTCAGAGTTAGTTATCCAAGGTGCTTATCTTCGTGCTATCAACGAACGTGGTGAAGATGGTGGACGTTTAAGCGAACAACAAGCGGATTTATACCGTAAAGCAGTGGCTTCTTACATCTCTATTGAAGCAGAGCGTTACGGTGATGAAACAACCTGGGAGTGGTCATAATGGCTGCTGAGCTAAGGTCAGTAAGTATTGTTGCACCAGGATTTGCTGGTCTCAATACTCAAGACTCTTCTGTAGCTTTACCTAAAGAGTTTGCACTTCGTGCGGAGAATGCTGTTATTGACCAATACGGTCGTATTGCAGCTAGAAAAGGTTGGGATAATGTTAACACTACATCAGGTTTTAACGGTGAAGAACC